GGAGGGGCGGGATTGACGGGGCGCTCGCATTTACGTCGCGACCCGGCCCCCCCGCTTGGCGCGCTGGTTGCACGCAGGATGCGCGGCGACGTAGCCGTACTCGGGCGCACCGTCGACCACGTGCGCTGCGTCCCAGCGTTGCGCTTGGGTGATGGTGCTACCGCAGTACCCACAGGGCAGGGGGAGCATCCCCCGTAGCGCAGCCTTAGCCCGCTTGTGTGCCCCGTCGTAGCCCTGTGAGGTAGAGGTGCCCCGTGCCCTCCCTCTAGCCCGCTCATGCTCCCTTGCATGGAAGGAGCAGCGGGTGGTGGTGGTCAGTTCGGTGCATCCCCTGGTGAGGCATAGCCGCCGCATCAGAGCAGCAGGCTCAGCACCCATAGGGCCAGCCCTGCGGCCACCAGGTTGAGGCGCCCTACTGCTACACCTAGCCCGGCAGCAATGAAGCACACCAGGGCCAGTACCAGCAGGATGGTGTGGACGTTCATGGGTTACTCGCAATCGCTGTATCGGGCAGACCATCGGTAGGTGGGGCTGCCGCTGGTGTGACTCGTACCGGGTAGAGCCCTTGGGATGGGTCGAGCCCTAGTGCCTTGAGGGTGGCGGGGTCCAGGTCCACTAGGCGCTGCTTCGGCGTACCCGTATACAGATCCCCGAACATAGTCGGGGTGACTACGACGGAGATGCCAGTCTGGCGCGAGGTTATGCGGATGGGCTGACAGTGGGTCCACGGCCATACGCAGCTGTTGGTCGCTACTCCGAGGCCGGCGTACCAGCTCGCCAAGCCTTCGCCATAGACTTCGCATCCGGCTACTCCTGTGGGGGAATACCACGTCACGGGGATGGGGTGACATTCGGCCCGTACCGGCCGGGTTATCGTCAGAGTGGCCATCAGGCTCAGCACGATGGCCGCCGCGATGACGAGGAAGCGAGTCGTTAGCCCGCTCCACCCTCCAGCTTGGCCGTGGGGGTGACCTGGGACCGCACGATGAGGCCGAGCACGCCAACCACCAGCGCGTTGATGATGGCGACCTGCTCCACGGTGAGCTTCAGGCCGAAGGTGATGGCGAGGTTGATGCCGATGGCGACGACGGCCGCAATGGCAGCCGGCTCGCGTCCGAAGATGGTCATCGGGTCTCCTTAGTTGCCTGCAAGGTCAATCTGCTTGACGTAGCCGAACACGTGCCCGTTGTTGACGTACAGCGGGGTGATGAGCACGTCACCGAACGGGCGCTCGGCGGCGGGCAGGTCATCCTTGGGGATACGGCCCACGAAGTTCAGAGACTTGCGGGACGTGAACCGACGCCATACGTCGGAGTTGACGGTCGCGTCCTTGCGGATTGGCTTGTTGGCCAGCAGGGTGCGCTGGATGGTCATGCCATTGGGCTTGACTTCGGAACGGAAGCGCATGGGGGCCGGATCTCCGTCTGCACGCAGTAGGTCGTCAATCCCGGTATCGGGTAGCTCGTCATAGCCCGGCGCGAAGCGGGAGTCGTTGAACAGCGGCCCACCGGGTAGCACCAGGGCGGGGTTCCAGTAGTAGGCGTCAGGGTCGTAATACGGCCGTGGGCCGAGCCTTGCCCAGAAGTGGAGATGGTTGCCGGTGGCGGTGCCGGTCATCCCCACGTCGGCGATGTGCTGGCCCTTGGTGACGTGCTGGCCTTCGCTGACCCGGAGCTTGGAGCAGTGGGCGCCGAGGTACATACAGCCCTCATTGACGGCGACCCGGAAGTACCAGCCGCCGCCATTGGCCCAGGTGCCGGGCGAACCCCAACGGGCATCCATGACGATGCCGGCCTCGGGGGCAAGGATGGGCGTGCCGTTGCCAGCCGCAACGTCCAGCGCGGCGTGGAAGTGGGGGTGATAGGACGACCCCAGGAAAGCGCCGTTGCCGGGGTCGTGCGCCCGACGTAGCGGAGCATCGGCGAACATCGGCCCATCCACGGCCCAAGCCGAAGGGGCGAAGCCTCGGGTGTAGACGCCGTTGGGGACGGGGTTGGCCCAGCCCATCCTAGCCCCACGCATCCCCGATGCAGTGCTTGCAGGCCACCGCATCCCCGGCCAGCAGCTTGGACTCGGCCTCATGCTCCTGGATGACCATGCGGCCTTCGATCGCGTCGGTGTTACAACGCTCGGTCAAGCCGGCCTTGCGGTGCAACGTGTCGATGCCGTCGTTGACGTTGAGGATGTACTCCCCGTTTTCGTGCGGCATGGGTATCTCCTAGAACAGGGTCAGGAGGTAGGGCAGGAGCTGCTCGGTGGGCAGGATCGCGTGGAAGATGAGGACGATGGCGATGACCAAGATGGCGCGCTTCAACCAGCGCAGCTCGACATCTTGGCGGCGTAGGCGCTCCGGCAGGGTTTCGACCTGGTCGCCGTAGTGCAGCTCGATGGCATCGCCGTTGATCTTGGGGTCGGCGCTCATCGCAGCAGGCCGAGCGCCACGCCGGCAGCGCCGACCAGCAGCCCGACGACGGCGAACATCAGTGCGCGCGCGTCGATGCCGCCGGAGGTGTGGCCTTCGCCGCGGTCCAGCCGCGACTTCACGTCGCTGATCTTGTCGTCGAGGGAGCTGACGCTGGTGGTCATCAGCAGCGCAAGCGCGTCCAGCCGTTCCTTGGTGGCATCCTCGGACTTGCCGATGGCGAGGGCGTTGGCCTTGTTCTGCTCGGACACGGCTTCTTTGGCGGCGGCGAGGGCGGCGTCCAAGCTGATGCGGGACTCCTGCGCGGCCTGTTCGGTACGGGTGTCCCGTTCGGCGAACTGCGTGGTGATGGCGGTGAACTTCTCGTTGCTAACCCGCGCCACGGTGTCGAGCTGCGACAGGATGAACTCGCGGGCCGATGCCAGCTCCTCGCGGCGGTCTTGGCGTAGGTGTTCGTGCTGCTCGGCAGTGTCGGCCTGTAGCTTCTTCAGTTCGTCGGCCACCAGTTCGGTGGCGCGGTCCATCCCGCCCAGCCGGGTGAACACCACTTCGCGGAACGCGGCCAGTGCGCGGTCGACCAGCTGCGTGGTCAGGCGGGTCGGGTCGGGAATGGGAAGGTTCGTGTCGCCTTCCTGGGCGGCGTACTGGTCGTCGCCGATGCTCATGGTCATGCACGGTCCTCCGCAACGTTCACGAAAGGCCGCCCAATGGCACGGCGGCGCAAGGCAAGGCCCGCCGGCAAGAGGAGAGCGGCGGGCCTGTTTCGGGAGTCGGCGAACTAAGCGTTCGCGGCGGTCACCGTCTCAGGCAATCCGCGGGACTCTCCGATTGGGTATGTCATACGCCGTCATACGCCGGGTTGTCAAGCCTGCGGCACTGCGGGCACTCATCGGGCAGCGGGCCACCCGGCTCGCGGTGCTCATGCGGGCGGCCCATCCACTCGGCCGGCGTGCGCTGTTGGGGTTCGGGTTCGAGCTGGGTGTCCATGCGGCGCTCGATGGCGGTCAGGGCCGAGGTCAGCGTGCGGTCGGTGCGCTCGGCGTCGGGCAGTTGGAGCCGCAGGCGCGCCATGTCGACGCTGTACTGCTGGCGGATGACCAGGTTGACCAGGGCGCGGGCGTACAGGCCGAGGTTGATGCGCTGGTAGGCACGGTGCCATAGGGTGGTGGCGTACCACTCATCGAGGAAGCCGGCGAAGATGGGGTTGAACGGGACGCCGATGCCGTAGTCGCCATCCCGCTGGTGCATCTTGGCGAAGAACAGATCGTCTTGGTACAGCAGGCGATGGAGCGCGATGGCGGCGTCCAGGTCGCGCGGCGGGGCGGCGGCTTCGGCGTCAAGCTGCGCGTCGGACTTGCGGGGGTCAGTCATGCGGGCACCTCATCCCAGAGGGTGCGCTGGGCGACAGCCGGCATGTCCCACTTGTCCCGGCGTCGCCTCATCAGATCTAGGTACTTGCTGTATGCCTCGCTGCGGTGCTGGGTGAACCCCAGACCCTTAACCCAATAGTCATTGCGGAGCAACGACTTGCAGACCCGCCGCCAACTGGGTGCCTTACGGGCCGCCTCTAGTTCATAGGGCGCCTCGTCGGGGATGCCGTCAGGGTAGCCGCGTGCCATCCACCACCGCTGGAAAATGGCCATCTTATTCTCGTAGTGCTCCTGGGTGCGTGGTGGCATGGACTGCATCAGTAAGGATGCGAAGCTGCGCCACGTATGCTGCGGCGGCTTGGAGATCCGCCGATAGCCGGTCATGTTGCCGGACTCCTGGATGTACATGGCCCCGGTATTCGCGCCGTTCACGCGGGCCACAATCCGCGCCCATGTCTCCGGCTCGATTAGGTGGAACAGCCATAACCCGCGCCGCTGATCATCCCCATACGGCTGGCAGATCCGCATCTGGTTGATGGTCAGTCCCGCCTTGTACATCATGTCGTATAGGCGGTTGTATGGCAGCTCGGGGTTCTTCCCCTGGTAAGTCCACAGGTCGGCCGTTTTCCAGTCGTAGACCGGATAGATGTTCGCCACGTTCTCGGTGACCTGTGTCGTCCACCGCTTGCCATCCACCGATGCCTTAGTAGCCGATGCGACCGTGCGGTAGCGGTTCAGGCTCTCATCGGATCGGATGCCCACGAAGCAGGCGGTCGCTTGGGCATCCTCTGGCCCGCCATCATCCCAAGGCGTAGCGCGGGAATACCATTCACCAAACGCCGGCACGAATTCCTCGAACTCCATACCGGGGCGGAAGAATGGGAAGGCATCGGGGTCGACAATCGCCGACTCTGGCGGTTCGCGGACCCACGCTTCACGCTTGCCAGGCTCCCAGCAGACCCAATGGGTTTCGTACACGCTGACCGCGTTGCGGAGATGGATTGGCAGCGCCACCCAATACGGGTCGCCAAGGTCCGCGTACATCTCGTACATCGCCTCGTTGTGGTCGATGGTGAGCTTGTATTGTCCCTCCAGATCCACGAACAGGATGCCGACCCGCCGCTGCCGCTTGCGTGCTTCCTCCATGACGAGATGCAGCATCACGGTAGAGTCCTTGCCGCCCGAGTAGGAGACATAGACCCGCGGATAGTTGTCGAACGTCCAAGCGATGCGCTCCCGCGCAGCGGTCAGTACGTCCATGCCGAGTCCGCGCTTAGGCATCCCACAATCCCTTCGCTTGCGATGCTTCCCAAGCCGCGATGACTTCATCGGCGGCCGCATTGGCGGCATCCTGTTCTTGTTCGGTTAGGCGATGCCATCCCAGCCGGGTCAGATCCTCCGACGAACCGACAGCGATACAGCAGCCCGAGTGACCCATGAACGCCCGTCGGTTGAGGCTCGGCGTAGTCATGGCAGCTAGCATCGAGTTCGGCCATTCATCCATTGCTCGCAGCATGGCCTCTCGAAAGGCATCGGGCTTCTTCATCAGATCGGCGGCCGCTTGGATGAATCCCTCGCGCTCATCCACTGGGACCATCCGCCACATGCCGGCTTGGTGTTCTTCGAGCTGCGAGTAGTGGAAGTAGACCTGCCGACTCATGGCTTGCGAACCATCGTGTAGTAGCGGCCGCGCGTGCCGGTTTCCTTGAACCCGCACTCTGCGAACAGGTGCTTGGAGGCGTCGGTAGCGGTTGCCTTGAGTTCCTTTGAACCGTGCCGCAGTGTCAGCCGCAGGACCATCGTCGTGCCAGCCAACTGCCCGCGGTGGCCAGGGCCGACGTACAGCGACGACACCATGCCGCGGCGGTAGGCCACCATCCCCAGCGTTTCGGTTTCGGTACGGGCGATGTACCACTGCTTGTCATCGTCGTCCCAAACCGGGCCGCCCAACTCGTCAACGATCTCGCGGCGCGACAACCACGGCCCGAGCCATTCGTAGAACCGGGGGTCGGCGTTGGTTACTTCCTCGATGGAGTAAGCCGGCAGCTTGTGGTCGGCGATATATCCCTCGGCCGCCATCAGACCACCGCCTCGATGACTTCCTGCTCGGGATCTAGTGTGTCGTCATCTTCGATCCGGTACGGGTCGGCCTCCCATGCCTCAGAGAACTCGCGGTCGGCGAACATCTCTGCTAGGCCGGTGATCTGGGCCAGCCGCAGCACCTCATCGGGGTCCATCCCCAGCTCGTTGCCGATCTTCTTGTCGGACCAGTTGCGGCGCTTGAGTTCGAGTACGATGTCGGACATACCCTGGACCTTGTGCTTTCCACGCGCACGGTTATGGCGGATGGTGGCGGCGATCCTGTCGCCACGGTCTAGGCGGTCCGAGTTCGCAACCACTACCGGGAGGTGGCCGTGCATCCGGTCGCTGATGGCTTCCACCTCGCGCCCGACGCGGTTGCGGTGGAATCCGTCGACCACCTCATACGATCCTGATTCAACCTCCCAGCCGACAATCGGTTGCGTGTAGTGGTCGGCCTCGATAGATCGCTGCAGCAACTTCATCTCGGGTGGCGCAACGGAGTTCGGGTTGTAGTCGTTGGCCGCCACGGCGTCCTGCTTGACCCATATAACCAGGTCCACCGGCTCATCCTTGAATGGCGAGTTGGCGTGCAGGGTCCGGCGAACAGCGTTCAGGGTTTCGACTTGCAACTCGATGGGCAGCCCTCCGATCCCATCGGCCAATGAACGTGCCCGAGCGATGATGTCGCGGCTGCGCTGATGCGGGGTTTTCATTCCTTGCCCACCTTCTCCAAGTATTCCAAGAGCAGCGGCCGCCAGATGCGCCCGTACTCTGTCTTTAGTCGATGGTGCCAATGGCACAACAGGACCATGTTGGTCCGATGGGTCGGTGACTTGATGCCTAGACCACCCGATGCCCGAACGTGGTCGACCTCCGTCGGCCCATCGCACCGCGAATACCCGTACCCGATGCGCTCAAAGGTCTGGTCGGCCAACTTCGGACCGATGCAGTACTTGTCCCGCTGCCGCACGTATGCCTTCTCCGCAGCTTCGGCAGCCGTGTCGCGTTTCAGGGTTGGCTTCTTCTTGGCCGGTGGTGCAGCGAAGGGCGAGGTTGGCCGGGTCATGGCAACACGGCCTCGCGCAGCTCGGGCGTCACGGGGTCGCGGGTCATGCCGGGAGGTCCACGGGACACTTGCGGCAGGATGGGCCGTGGTAGTGCGGCGTCGGTTCGGGTATCCCAAGCGCCTGCCGAATCCACGACAGCGCCGTGCCGTTCTCCACCTGCCGCGGGGTGGCGCGGATGACGCGGTACCCCAAGATGGCCGCAGCCGACTGCTTTTCACAATCCGCAGCCATTCCAGCGCCGCGGGAGTGGCGGCCTGCGACGTAGCCGCCGCCGTCTATCTCGATGAGGACCGGCGACCAGAGCGGGTCCAGCAGGCTCCAGTCAATGAAGAAGTCGGCCCGCCACCTTCTCGGCGGCGCAAACCGATATTCCTGCTTGAAGGGGATGCCGGCCTGGCGCAGCTGCTCGGCCAGGAGGATCTCGGCGTTACTCGGCATGGCGGGCGGACTCGATTAGGTCAGCGATAGCGGCAACCGTCCGCGCGCCGACATCGGCCCGGTGTAGGTGGGAGCAGACGATGGTGTCCGGTGGGTACTTGGTCAGGATGGCGTCGGCCACGTCCAGCAAGTCGCGGAATCCCAGCCTTTCCACGTCCAGCCCTGCTAGCGCGGGCGGCTCACCCATCGCTTCCCATACCTCATCATCGTGGTCAGGAGCCACAGAGGGAGCGGCGGGCTGGGCCATGACTTCGATGAAGTGCGGCCCGTGGTAGTGGTGCTCATGTTCGTAGTCCATCCGGCACCAGGGGTCAGCCGTTCGGGGTTCCGCAGCGGGGTCAGTCATGCCTGGCCAGCTTTCGCTTTCGCTCTGGCAATCGCATCATCAAAATCGCTCACGTTACTTTCCTTACCCTTCCCTACCGTTCCCTGTACCGTTACGTTACGGCTGGAAGATGGCGGAGCCTCGCGGAACTCTGCGGAGCCGTGCGGAGGTTCGCACTTCTGGTGCTCGATCAGGTAGGTCTGCGACTTGGTGCCACCGATCCGCTGATGGGCGGTCAGCTTGGGGATGAACCCGTGGGCGCAGTCCTGCAATCGCACCCGGTCGATGGTCACTAGGCGGCGCATCCACTCCGCAGCTGCCCGCTCGCGTCGAGCGGCAGATCGGTAGCGGTACAACTCCGACGCCACCTCCGGCACGTCCCATCGAAACCACCCGTAGTCGTCGGCGACGCCCCATAGGCCGATATAGAACTCCCGCACGTCGGCGGTGATACCGGGCGTGTTGTGCAGCCTGGAGTCACGCCAGTAGTCCGGCTTGATCTGGCGGATTCGCATTAGTAATCCGCCTCGGGCCACAACTCCTCTACCACGTCCGCTAGCGATTCTTCTGGCTCGCGGTTCAGTAGGCGTTGCCCTATATCGCCCTTTGCTTCGTTGGCACCCAGCAGAACCCAATGCCACAGCGGGCTGCCGTCCTCGGGGAACTCATCGCCGTCGAACAACGTGGTTCCTTTACCAGCGTTGCACTCCCGGCACGCCGTTACCAGGTTGTCGATATGGTCAGCCCCACCACGCGACGCAGGGTGGAAGTGATCAACCTGAAGCTCCACGTTCGGCGGATGACCGCCACAGTAGACACAGGTGAATCGGTCACGCTTCAGAACTGCGAAGCGGAGGGCAAGGTTCACGGCAGCCTCCTAACAGGCTTGTGGCGTTGGCCGGTGAGGTTAGGCTCAACCGGCCCAGCCGCCACCCGTATTTTACGCGGTTCAATCTCCCCCGTTGCCAGGAATCGCGCGAGGCGCGCAGCCTCGCGGATCTCGTCGTCGGCGGTCATGGCCGGCCATACCGGCAGAACTTGAGGTGCTTGACGCGCCACCCGCAGACCGGACAGAAGCCGCACCAGGGCGCCAGCCAGCGGCGCAGGCGGGTCATGCGACCGCCTCAGCCAGCCGGACGCCGATCCACTCGCTGACGTTGCTCACCACGCCGTTGCCGCAGCAGCGGTAGCGGTGGGAGTCAAGGCCGAGCGGGAGCATCACCGCTTCCACGTCCGCACTATCGTCCAGCCGTCCGGCCAGCCCATCAGGCGCTCGCACTCCACCGGGGTCAGGCGGCGCACCGATGAGGTGGTTGCTGGACTTGTAGTCGCGGGCGCTGAGGTTGCCGGCGGTGTCGTCCTCGACGAACTCGCCGAACTTGGCGGTGGCGTTGAAGATGGGTCCTGCGACCAGCCGCCCGTCGGCGGCTTCTTCTGTGTCGATCCGCCACCCTTGCTTGGGTCCGGTCTTGAGGCTGCCAGCAAGGTCAACGCCGAGTGTAGGGCGGCGGGCAGCTCCCGTCCGCGCCGCGTCGCCCGTCGCAGAATGCCCGTCGCAGCGCGCGCCGACAGATAGAACCGCTGCGGCGCTGTCGGCTCCAAAACCTGCTCCAGCGTGGAGGGCAAGAATGAACACCCGCCGTCGTCGCTGGGGCACTCCGAAGTATTGAGCGTCGAGAATCCGGTAGGCCCACCCGTACCCGAGTTCTGCCAGGCGACCGAGGAGCGCCCCAAAGTCTCGGCCCGCATTACTGGAGAGGAGGCCCGGTACATTCTCGAGGAGGATGGCGGGAGGTCGGTGGCGCTCCACAAGGTCGAGGAAGGCGAAGGCGAGGCTGGACCGCTCTCCGGCGAACCCGGCCCGCTTGCCGGCGACGCTGAGATCCTGGCAAGGAAAACCGCCGGACCAGAGGGTAGCCCGATGCCACTCCCCACCCGCAGGGTCGGCTTGTCGCTCACCGTCATCCGCGTCCCGCCGGTCGAGTCGAACGATATCGCCGACATTCGGGACGCCGGGCCATCGCTCGGCGAGGACGGCGCTGGCGTAGGGGTCGATTTCGGAGAAGCTGACGGTTCGCCAACCGGCACGCTCAAGCCCAAGGTCAAGTCCTCCGACTCCTGAGAAGAAGGAGGCGTGCGTGAGTTCCACGTCACGCCACGCCTCGCGCCCGGTCCAGCATGGCCTCGTTGCTCATGGCGCGCTCCGCTGATCCAGGCAGCCAATGAGCCAGTCGACAAACTGAATAGCCGACTCGTACTCGCCTTCTTCATCGCACAGGTCGCGGTACTCGGCGGCGCCCACCAGCAGTAGCTTGCGCTGCACCTTATTCAGGTTGGTCAGCGGCCAGAGCTCGACCGCCTTGGGGTCGCCGATGGTGATGCGGCCCCCGCAACCGGCGCACAAGTGCGAACTACGGTCCAGCCGGCGGCCAGGCACGATGGTCACGCCGGCCATCACTTGGCCACCGTCAACTTGCGCCCGAACACCGGCACGGCTCGGCAGCGTCGAGTGCCGTAGACCCTGGTGCCGTAGTGGGCACCGTTGCAGAACACCTCATGTAGATGCCCCACGATCCCTTCAGCCGCTCGCTGGCGGGCGCGGCGCGCGCGCTGGTATTCGCGTTGGCTGGCACGCCGTTCGGCGCGGTGACGGGCGCGGTAGCGAGCGTGCTTCACGTTGCGTACCTTGCGGTCCTCCTCAATCTCCCAAGGGTCGGGGATCATCCAGTCGGGCGTGCTCACCACAACACCTGCTGCTCGGTGCCCTGGGTGCGGTAGGTGCGGCGCACGGCGCGGTACGTCCTCCACATGGAGAAGATCTGCGACCGCTGGCGCTGCAACCATTCCTGCGGGGAGCCGTCCAGCCAGTACCCATCGTTCCCCGACAGCACCAGCCAACCGGCCAGGCGGGCGTCGTGGACGGCGCGCTTGACGGCGCGCTCGGTCCAGCCCAACTCATCGGCCAGCTGGGCCTTGTGCTTGGCATGGTCGGAACCCCGCCCCAGACGCGACAGGACGGCCTGTACGGCCATATCGTCGGGCTGGCGGGTCATGCTGGCAGCGCCACTTTCGGCAATGGATGACGGCAGACCCGCGGCTTGCGCTTGGGGCTCATAGCGCCAGCTCCATCGGCTCGGGATTCATGGGCGGCGCCTGCCGGTCCTCGAGTTCCTTGGTGGCCCAATAGGACCGCGCCTGCGCCTTGCCGCGGGCGTCGAGCGCCTTGTACTCGTCGGTGTCCCGCTGGGGTGGTTCGGCCGGAGGGGACGTGTCAGCGCCCACCTCCGGCCCATCGGCTGCGGCAGAAGTGCCCACAACGTCCGCAGCCTGTTCATCGGCGGCATCCTCTTCCTCTTGCCGCTCCACTTCTTCATTGAGTACCAGCTCCGCATCGGTGCCATGACTCGCCACGGCGGCGATCAGCGCGTCCAGCTGCGCCTCGGTGGCCTTGGTGCCGACCTTGATGCCAACGATGGCGGCGTAGGTCTGCAGCCCCTCGTTGCCGATCCCCTTCTCGGCGGCCAACTGCGCCAGGATGACCCGCTTGTCAGTCGGGGCGGAGGTTTGCGCCTCCCTGCTGCGAGAGTCCTCCGCCCCTGACTGCTTATTGGTCACTTCCTCGCGGGAAGCGACGCCGCGCTTGACCTCGAACCCGAGCGCCGCGATGGCGCGACCCCAAGCCGATGTCTCCGCGTTCTCAATCTCCGAGCCGCGGGTGAAGGTCGTCTTGCCGGGGATCTCCAGCGATGAGTGCCCGGTGCCGGGACGCGGGTCGTCCGGCGTGCGGTAGGCGTATGCCTTGATGGTGACCCGCGACTCGGTGAGTTCGACGATCTCGGACTGTAACGAGCCCTCAGGATAGGACTCCATGAACGCCCCGATGCGGTCGGATACCGGCACATAGTCGTCCATATTGAAGCCTGGCATTACGCAATCCCTCTCGTCTGACGACGGCAGGTGGCGCACTCGATGGCGCCAGTTCGGCGGACGTAGGTATTCTCAGCCGTTCGTTTGTGTCCACCCCTACAAACGCCGGTCGGCTCTCCTGCGATGTATTCCGCGTTGGTGCGTTGGCCCTTCTTGGCGTTGCAGGGCCGGCAGGTCAGCTGGATATTCCAAGTCGTATTCCATCCGCCACGGCTCAAAGGTGTCCCGTGGTCGAACTCAGTTGCAGGGGAGCCACAGAAAACGCATATGCCTTCGCCCTGCTCCCACATCCAGAAGCCGTCCTCGAGCGTCAGCTTCCCAGGCACCATAGCCCGCGCCGCCCGCTTGTTGAGTTGCTGCATCCGGCCGAACATCAGCCATCGTTCAGGATGTCGGGCGGCATATTCGCGGCTTGGCATCATGCCACCTCGACTCGGGCTTGGGGCAAGATAAGCTCGCCGATGGCCGCCTTGTCGTTGTGCTTCACGTATTCATGCAGCCGCTTGACGCCCAGGAACTCCACGAACTCGGCAGCGCCAGCCGGCACTTCGATGAACTGCCACATGGCCGGGTTGTCGCGTGGCACCCACAGGATGGCGCAGCCCGCCACCGATGGTACGTCGGCAATGCGGCGGTCATCCTCGCCGATGAACTCGGCGAAGCGGTAGGCGGCCAGTTGTAGCCGCACGTCGTGACCGATGGCCGAGCCGCTCTTGAGGTCGATGAGCAGCCGCCGCCCGTACACGTCGGCGATGAGGTCCAGGCTGCCGGCATACCCTTCGGTCAGGTTGAACACCTGCACCTCGGAGTCGTAGACCAGCGGGCGGTAGGCCGCCCACCATTCCGCGAGTGCCGCTTGGTGCGCCTCCGCGCCGGGGATGTAGGTCACCGGCTTGCCTGCCACCAAGTCGGCGAGGGCTTCGTGCAGGGCGGTGCCGAAGTCGGCGGCATCATCCCGCTTACGCCACGGCACGCCCTTGAGGTGCTTCACCTTCTCGTCGGTTGGCAGGTCGGTCCAATCACCGCCAGCGACGGCGTACTCGGCCACCGTCTTGGCCGCCCATGCGCCGAGCCACGGCTTGGGATAAGACTGCAGGATGGTCGTCACGCTCCACAGATGCTCGTCCTTCCAGCCGTACTTGCGCTGGCCTTGGAAGGCGGTGGCGTTCTTGGGCTTGGTCATATCTCCAGCACCTTCTCCTCGCGCAGCCGGTCGCGCTCATCGAGCAGCCGGATCTCCATGAGCACCTGCTCGTCTCGGATGCGGTCGCGCTCGTCCAGCAGCCCGGTGACGTATGGCTCGGAATGGCACAGGCACTTCTTCGGGTGCCACTTCACCGGCTCGCGGCATAGGTCGTCGATGGGGTTGGGCTCGCTCAGGTCGTACATCTTCCAGGCGCAGCCGCATTGGTCGCAGGTGTTCGTCCCACGGAACTCGTAGGGGTGCGGCGCGGGGGCGTGGGTCTGTGGGCCGTGCATCGGTTCCTCCTGCAGAACGTCGGCGGTCAGTTCGTCAATGGCGGCGTCGGGCATGGGGTAGCCCGCGCCGTACTCGGGGTGGCGACTACACATTGCCGATGACCCACAGCAGGAATGGCACGCCCATGAACAGCGTCACCAGGACCACCAGCCCGAGCAGGATCTCCCCCGCATCCTTGAGGTGGTCGCTGGCGGTCACGCGGAACGGGACGGCCTGCGGACGGCGCACGTAGGTGCCCGACTGCAACTTGATGATGCGCTCGGAGTCCTCGCGGTAGCGCCTCATCGCTCGACCTTCAGGTAGTCGGTGCGGTCCTGGTTGGGAAGCTTGCCTTCCTGCATGCGGCGAATCCACTCGGGCTGCTTGCGAGGCTTGGGCTTCTGATCCTTGAGGCGTTCGGTGAGAGTCACGTATGATTCCTCCTGCTGAACCGTCCTGCCTCCCTGTCTGATCGTTGGAGCGGGGCGGTTCGGTGTTATGTAGGCGGAGCGCCTATCGGAGTGGACGGGGTGGAATCTCTCTCGGCTGACATAAGCCGTAGGCCGTAGCGGCTCAGGCGTTAGTCAGGCGCCCTATTGCCTTCGGTCCCATCCCATCGCGGCTTCCACAAGGGGCGGTAGTTCCGCCAGAGCCGACCCATGACAGGCCGGGGTAACGGTCCGATCTCCTTGGCTGGCCTCACTCCGATAGGCACTCTCCCTTCATGCCGGTATCTTCTCCGGCGGTTGTGACAGCTCGGCTGTCTCGATGCGCTCGCGCCAGTAGTTGATCGTATTGCGGGTCACGCCCAAGATGCGGGCGGCGTGGACCGGGGAGCCGTCTGCCAGCTCGAGGGCGGCGGCCACCTTGGCGGCGGTCAGGCCGACCTTCTTGGGGGGTCTGCGGTTGGTCATGTACAAGAAGGTACGCCGATGTACAAGACCTGTCAATAGGCAAAACGAAACGCCGCCCCGAAGGGCGGCAGGATCGCGGGACGGATGCGGCTACTCGGGATCTTTGAGCAGCAAGGCCGGACTCTCGCCATCATCCACGCCGGTCACCGTGGTCGGGTCAATCCCCAGGCCCCACGCCAGCCCGGCCATGATGCCCGCCGCCTCCGCGTCGGCCTTGTCGCGGATGGCGAGCAACGCCTTGAGCCGCTCCGCGGCGGCGCGCGGGATGGGCGCGTAGCTCATACCAGCGTCACCGAGTACCAGGCGAACCCGACGCGGAAGTAGACCACCGGCGGGCTGGCGCCGATGTCGATGTACTCCGCGCCGGTGGGCGGGTTGGACAGCGGCGGGCCGATGCCGAACTCCACCCCGATGGGGATGGGCCACGGGTCAATCAGCAGCACCGGGTCGGAGCTGGCGTGGGTGATGCCGACCGGCACCTGGGCGACGGTGTAGTGCACGATGCCAACCGTCCCGGTCGCGGTTGGCCTGAAGCGGAGGCCGCTGTGATTGGCGGTCTGGAGTATCGCCTCGGTGTCGGTGGCGGTGGTCTGCCACGCGGCCGGCTCCCCGTCCACCGTGCGCCACGCCTTGGCCGCCAGGCTGGTGGTGCCGGAGTCAGTAGCCTGGAAGGCAACGTTGATCTCATCCCCGACCGCCACCGTGCCGGGCGGCACCACGGCGGCAGCGAGGGCCGTGTTCACGCTAGTCACGTTCTTGGACAGGCGCAAACTCATGGCACCCGCTCCGTCAACGGTCAGGCGGGCGCGGTAGGAGTTCACGCTCAAGTCGGTCCCACCCCGCACGTAGTTGTCGTGGGTGGTGTCGAGCGTGTCAATCAGGCGGGCAATCTGCCGTACCTGAAGGTCGAGCAGCGGCTGCGCCATGACCAGGGCGGGCGTGGCCGACACGCCGGTGGTCACCACCTCGATGATGCCTTCGCCGCCCGTCACGCTGAAGTCTACGTCGGCGATGCTCTCGCTGCCGCGCCAGCGACTGATGCCGTCGTCGGCCCACTCCCACTCCCCGCCGGCTGGCACCTCGCGCTCGAACGTATCCTCGGCGAACACGCCGAGCACGCCCGTCTGCCCACGATGCACGCTGAAGGTGGTGCCGCTGACCTGGTACACCACCATCTCTTCCTGGTTGACGACGACGCGGAACGGCGGTTCGGGGAAGTCGGCGGCGCTGGTGACGCTGATGCTGCCATCGGTGACGGCCACACCCGCGCTAAGGGTGGTGGCGGTCACGGCTGGGTGGCGATGACGACGTTGGCGCCGGAGCTGAAGCGGGCCATCAGCTGCGTCTTGCCGGCGCCGTTGTCCTTGCACCAGATCCGGCACCAGTTGGCAGCCGGGGCGGCGGGGTCGCTGGCGCGTTCGTTGATCTCGATGTAGCCGTTCGGCATGCGGAAGGCGTCGGTGGTACTGGTGCCCTCAAAGGTCTGGGCGAAGATCCTGCCCGAGTGGGTGGACTCGTTGACGCCCGAGCGCAGCGTGAAGTCGGTGTCGGTGGCGAGCGTGCCGTTGCCACCTGACATCTTGCCCGAGGCCAGCAGGCTGAAGCGGTTGTTGGCGTCGCCGGTCACCTTGGTGGCCAGGCTCACCACGGTCGACAGGTTGCGGATGATGTTGAGCCGCACCGTGTCGCCGGTGTCGGCGGCGGTGCTCTCGGTGATGAGGTCGGCCCAGTTCTTGAGCCACACCAGGTGGTCGCGGATCTCGGTGTTCATCTGCGCCGCCGTCACGGCGCTGTTGGCCCACGTCGCTGGGACTGTCCAGGCGGTCATCGCGTCTCCATTATCGTGCCAGTATGCCGGTGCCGCCGACTCCCTGACCGGCGCTGCCGCCGATGGTGAACAGGCTCACCGCGGCGGGCATCTCCTCAAGGTCGTACTTGGTCGTCCAGGTCGCACCGGAATCCGTGACCGATGTCTCGAAGCCGCGGATCAGGAACTCGACCGCCGACAGGTTGTGCTCGCTGCTGGTGTAGGTGATGCGGTCGGTCACGTCGCGCGCCAGCTGGGTCGGGAAGCGATTGACGAAGGCGGGGGTGGCGTTGCCGCGCGGGTCCTTGTAGCGCCAGACGTACCAGTCGCCCAGCCCTTGGGCGTATGCCTCGTTGAAGATGTAGTCCGAGGCGATGGTGGGGCCTCTGAGGATGCCGTAGGCAGTCTGGGAAGTAGAGTCGTCACTGATGCTGGCGTCCATCTCCGTAGCCAGTGCGCGGCGGCCGCTGATGGTCACGTCCCGCAGCACGACGCCCGAGCCTGACGCCACGATGCGGACCCGCGCCGAGCGCGCGAACGGGAACAGGGTCACGGTGCTGATGCTGCCCGACTCGACGGTATAGGTCAGGGCTTGGAAGAAGGTCGGGTCATCGAACCGCGCCCAGCGGTTGACGGTGGCCGACGCGGGGACCTGGATGCGGCTGCGCTTCCAGACCACCACCGCATCATCCTCCAAGAGCCGCGGCGTGGCCTCCACCCGCTGCTGGTTGATGATGCGCTCGTCGGTGTAGTCGAACATGCCCAGGCTCTCGGCGAACGGGTTGGCGAAGTCGGTGTCACTCCACGTCTCCGCGCTCGCGTTGGACTGGAGAATGGTGCGGTCGATGACGGTGTACTGGTAGGCCGCTGAGGTGGGCCGGATGAAGTGGACGCTGCCGGTGGCGCGGTTCAGTTCTTGGAGCACTGACAGGGCGTTCACCTCGTCGGCCCCGGTGTACGGCACCGTCGCTTCCGCTCCCCCATCCACCAGCAGCCGGTTCGATCCCGACTCCCCGATGTCGTCAAGGATGGCGTCGCGGTAGTCGCTGATGCTGCGGGTCGCGCTGGCGGCCAGGTTCGTCTCGCGCCGCGCGAAGTTGAACAACGCGTCCTCGCAGTGCAGCTCGGCCCACTTATCGTCGAGCGGGACGACGCGGCGCAGGAAGCCGTGGAACAGGTAGTAGGTGACGGCCGAGTAGGTGCAGGTGACCCGCACTGCCTTGCCGATCTTCAGCACCGAGGCAAGGCTGCTGCCCGAGTTGCGCGGGTTGAACGCCTTGTCGGTGTTCTGCACCAGCAGCACGCAGTAGCCCGGCGACTCGGCGCTGCCATCCCAGTTAGCCCCGCGGCCGTAGCGCAGCGATGCACCGGCGCCGGGCCCGCCCACGCGGGTGGAGATGTCGGTGCCGCCCAGGGTGACGGTGACGACCGGGCTGGCCACCTAGCTCTGCCGCCTGCGCTCGCGCTCCAGGGCCGGGGTCAGGACGCGGGCCAGCTCGGCGGCCTGCGATGGGGTCGGCGCCAGCGTGGACTGAAAGATGATGGTCGTTCCGCCGCCTGCGCCCCGATTGCCAGCCAGCCCGCCCTGTACGGCCACTGTTCCACCACGCAGCCCACCGGCCAATGAGCCGGTGAAGCGGTCAGCGATGGCGTGGGCACCCTTGTCGATCTCGGGGCCGGACATGGGGCCGGACTTCGGCAGGCTGCCGCCGATGCTGTTGACCTTGAGGTAGTACAGCGCGTCACCGATGGTGCCGACCCCGGCGCGGATGCCCTCGGCCATGCCGTTGATGTATGTCTGCGCCGCGTAGCTGCCGGCACTCCAGCCGTTGAGCTTCTCCAGCTCGGCCTCAGCCGCCGCCACTAGCCGCTTGGTCTTGCGGACGATGACCGGCTCACCAGATGCCAGGCCATCGGCCACCGCCTGGGAAGATATGAAGCCCTGCAACCGCAACGTCTCCTGCTTCGGTGTCAGGTAGTTCTCCATGTAGGTCTTGAGGTCGTCCACCGCATCGTTGAAGTGGAACTGGGCATCATGGATTGCATCGCCGGCCAGTTGCGGCAGCTTGCCGAACTTGCCGACTGCCCCTGCCACGCCGTCCTCCGCGGTATCGGTCATGGCGGTCACGATGAAGCCGCCTTCGGTCGTCACCGTGCCAGCCAACGCACCCCAAGCCGTAGCCCATGCCTCGGTCATATGGCTGGTGTAGCCGACTGACTTCTCAGCGGTGGCGATCATGGCCGCCGTGGTTTCTTCTTGGGCGGTGTGGATCTCGTAGAGCCACTGGAGTACGGGGTGCGCGAAGTCCGCGAAGTCCTCGCCGGCCTGGTGGAGCGAGTTGCCGGCGTCCAGCGCGAACTGGGCGAAACTGTCTGCCGCATCCAGTAGCGCGTGGCCGACCACCTCCTCGAACTCACCCCAGGCGATGCCTGCTGCCTCGGCAGCCCCGGCCGTGGTATCCGCATAGGCTTCGGCCTGCCCGGTAGCGCGACGCTGAATCTCGGCGATGGCCTCGGTGCTGGTGGTGCCTTTGTCCAGCTGGATGCCGTAGCGCGCCAGGATGCCGACGTTGCCGCCGTACACTTTGCCGAGCAGAGTGGAGGCGGCGGTCAGGTCAATACCGCGCAGGCGGGCGAAGTCCATGGCGGTGCGCTGGAGTTCAAGTGCCGCGGTTTCGTCCTGGGTGACGGCCAGCAGCTGGCGTAGCCCCTCGCGCTGAACGTCGTCAGCAAAGCCGAGACGCAGCCGCGACTCGATGACCTTCTCGATGGCGTCGCTGTTGCCCTCGTAGGCCGGGATGTTCGCTTCGAGCGACGCCTTGAGCAGTGCCTGCGACTGCTCATCTTCTATGGCAGCCTTGGTCATGCTGGCCAGCTCATAGCCCAACGCGGCGGCCGCGCCGACACCCAGCGTCATGGGCGAGATAAGCCCACCAGTCGCAGCGCCCAACTTGCCGATTGGGCCGCCGGCAGCCGTGGCCGAACCGCCGAGTATCCGCGTCTCCTTGGACACGCGGGCCAGCGTGGCGCTCGCTCCGTCGCGGGCGATGACGTTGACGGCAATCACATCTTCGGCCATCAGCCCTTCACCTCTACCGCTTCCAGGGACATGAAGATGAACCCTCGCCGGACCCACTCCTGCACCAGCGGGTCAGCGAGGGCGGCGTCAATCTCATACGGGGCGACGTGCCAGCGTTGCGCCAGCAGTTCTAGCCGGTACTCCCACGGTAGCCCCTTGAGCACGCCGCCGCCGGCGTTGTGCAGCTCGGTGAGCTGCTGGCCTAGTCGACGGCGGGCGTAGGGTCCAGCGCGGCATCCTCGGCCTGTTTCGTCCAGGCGGCGACTACGGCATGGAGCACCGGCAACGGCTGGTCGTCGAACGAACCGCCGAAGGAATGGGCGACCACCATCTGCGCGGCGGCTACGTGGACCCGCGCGTTGACGCCGGACATCAGCGCCTTGAACTCGCCGATGGTGGGGATGGTCCGCATCTCCACCCACTGGCCGGCATAGTCGCCGGACAGTTCGAGGCGCACGAACTCGCGGTCACGCTCGTCGAAGTATTCCTGACGCGCTGCGTCGGCCTTCTCCTCTAGCTCGTCATCGTCGGGCACTGGCTGCGGTCTGCTCATGTGATGGTCGTCTCAGCTGTGACCACGACCAGCGAGTGGTCGGTGGTGGCGGTCGTGTCATACACCGGCACGTACTTCAGCGTCTCCCAGATGACGCCGTCCGTCTCGCCGTGCTTGTGGCCATCGGTGTCCAGCACCCCGTACAGGTCCAGGGTGGCGGCGTAGTTGCTGCCGCCCAGCGCGGCGCCGGTGTTCTTGATGCGGATTTTGCGAACCGCCTTGTCGTAGTAGCGGTCCAGCTCGTTGTCGTTGATGCCGTAGCGGGTCAGCGTCAGCGTCCAGCCCCGCGCCCCGACCCTGAAGGTGTCCTGCGCCGCGGTGGTGGTGTTCAGGGTGTCGATGTCGGTCCACTCATGATCCAGCACGAACTCGGCCTTGCTCACGTACTGGTCGATGGTGGTGCCGATGGTGGTGGGGTCGATCCAGACCTGGGTCTGCACCGGGGTCATGGCGATGGTGTTGGCAATCGCGGCCGGGCTGCCGCCGAAGGCCGACAACTGGGAGATGGCCTTGGGGCTGTGCATGTTGGCGGCGAAGGTGACGCCCTCATCGGCCGACTTGTCGAAGGTGATGGTCAGCTGGTCGCCCACCACGAACGGCAGCCGGAAGCCGGGCTGCGTGGCGGACAGGGTGGTGTCATAGCCCCACTCGAAGGTAAAGGCCTTGAGGTCGTCCGAGGCGCTGGTCGGCACGAACGTATACGTTTTGTCGGCGCCGCCGCCGACGCCGGTGGTCACGCCCTTGAAGAACATGTTGCCCAGCCAGGCGAGCTGGTTATAGGACAGGTTGCCGCCCATCGACAGCGTGTGCTTCTCGCGTCCCACCGCCGCGCGGTAGAAGCCGAAGTACGAGCCACGCCGCTCCATGGGGCGGATGGTCTTGACATCGGGCGTGTGGTCGAAGGTGGTCTGCTCGAGGATTCGAACAGGGTTGACGCCGGTGCCCCGAGTGGCCTCGATGGCAGCGCGGACACTGGTGAAGATTCCTGACTGCGGCATCGCTTACTCCTCGGGTTCGGGTGCCAGACTGGCTGGACTGGTGTGCGCCTGTTTCTTGGCCTCGGCCGCGGTCAGCGCGAAGGCGCTGGTCGCCACCAGGCGGTCGGCCTCGGCCTTGGACTCAACCTCATGGTCCTCGAGCCGCTCGTGCGCGAAGCGGCCGGGGATGTGGAAAACGGGGATTGGCTTGGCCATGGGTCGCTCCTAGGTATAGGTCTGCGGGCTCATCTCAAGGACGTAGATCGTCAGCGGGAACACGACGAAGTCCTTGGTGTTGACCACCACCGGGTAGGCCGGCCCGCCACGCTGGATCTTCACCACCTTGGGGTTCATGGTGAAGGCGGCGCTGCTGCGGAAGGCAGCGATGCTCAGGTCGATGAAGGGCAGCATCGTGTTCTCGACCTCGGCCACCGTGGCGGCGCTGAAGTACAGGTCGCCGTTGATGTAGTGTCCGACTTCTTCCAGGCTGCCGGGTCGCAGCTCGAAGTGGTCATACGTCACCAGCGCAGCCGGCGTCACCGTGATGTCGGCGCCCGGCGCAATCGGCTTGACGGTCGTATCGCCCGCCGCGCCCACGGTGGCGGCATAGGCGGCCTGCATGCCCGCCACCCCGGCGAGGGTCTTGGCGACGGCGTAGGTGACCGATACCGCGCTCATGGCTTCTTGAAGTCCGCGAGCACCGTGCCGGTCAGGACTCTCCGCGCGGCTACGTCGCCGCCAGCATTCCGCCCGCGTTCCACCCACGGGTTGGCCGTGATGCCGCGGCTGGTGCCGCCGATGGGGAAATGCCGGTACCAGGTGCGCGGGCCGACTGATACGGCTGCCGCTTCGCCTGCCCGCTTCCGCATGGTGCGGACACTCACGCTCCGGCGCGTGGCGCCGGTCGCCACCGGGGCGTTGGCCATGATGAACGGGCGCATGACTGCGGCGGCGGCACGGACCGCCTTGTTGAGGGTCAAGGTGGAACGGGGAGCGGTGCGCTTGCCCAGGTCGAGAATGACCTTCTCCTCGCCGGTGACGATGATGGTGAACGAGCCACTGGTGATAGGTGGCATCAGGCGACCAGGACCGGGCCGTACTGCGCGATGGCCTGCTTGACGGACAGCGGCATACCCGCTCCGAAGATGGGCGTGCCGAACTGGTTGACGCCCACCGGCCCGCCGCCACCCGGCCCTTGCCGATACCACTCGCGCGCGAGGTCGAGCGTCGCCTTGCGGATCATGGCCGGCGGGGCTGCCCAGCCGAACACGCCGGTCAGGCGCACGGTGCCGTAGCCGGGTGCGAAGTAGGGCGTGCCCAGCCCGGTGAGCTGGACGGTGCCATAGGTTTCGGTGTCGGACTTGTCGCTCGGGTCCAGCATCCAGGCGGTCGCGCCGAGGGCGGTGAAGGTGCCGCCGGTCTGGGTGGCAATCTCCACGGTGGTCAGGCTGACGATGCCGGCCCGCACTCGGAGGCGGCTGGTGCCGGTGCCGTCGAAGGTGCGAATCTCCGTACCGCTGACTTGCGGATGACGGTAGAAGTCGCGCCCGCATTGGGCGTCTAGGTAGCCGCTGGCATCCACCAGCAGATCCGAGAGCAGATTGTCCTGCGAGGTGTTCGGCACGTTGACGTACTCGCGCAGCGCGTCGAGGGTGGCGTAGGCGGTCGACGCGCCCGCTTGGAACACGGGCGCCCAATCATCGAAGGCGGTGCCGCCGGTGTTGCCGATGCGGGTGCGGTAGTAGTGGCCGGTCGCGCCGGTGGCGTCGATGATCTCGTACTGCGTCTGCCCGGCGATGAGCAGCGTGTTGCCAGTGGCATCGGTGAACAGGCCGGTGGCGCTGGTGTTATCCCGCGCCCAATACAGCTTCGCGCCGGCGCTGAACTCGGTGATCTTGTCGTCTGGGTTGTCGACGTTGACGCGGATGAGCACGCTACTTCACCTCTTTGATGTTCGACGAATCGCGCCCGCCCGCGCTCCCGCTGTTGCTCGTTGGGTCGGCGTCCCTGATGGTCGAACCCTTGCCATTCGCCGAGCCGCGCGAGGTGCCCGGCCCGACCGCCGCCAGCACGCGCGAGCCGGTGCCCTGGATCTCACGGATGAAGGCCGAGTTGGTGGCAATCACCATCAGGGCCGGGTTCACGGTGGGCGTCGGTGCGAAGGTGGCCAACGTCAGGCTGGCGTTGCCCGCGATGACCTTCAGCCCGAGCACCGGCGCGAAGGTGTTGGTCGCCAGGGTGGCGAAGCCCGGCGTGACCAGCTGGTGAGCGGTGACCGAGACAGTCGCCGCGAAGGTGGCGGTCAGCAGCGCCTTGGTGGTGGGCGTGACCGTCTGGTGGTTGGTCACCGCCACGCTGGGTGCGAAGGTCGTCAGCGCCAGCGCGGCCGTGGTCGGGATGACCGTTAGCCCGGCCCCGCCGGTGACCAGCGGGACGAACGCGGTCAGCGTCAGGGTCGCGGTGGTCGGGGTGAGCGTCTGGTGCGCGGTGGCGCTGACGGTCGGCGCGAAGGCCGTCAGCGTCAGGGCCGTGGGTGCCGCCGCGTTGATGCGGTGGGCGATAGTCGCCGCGAAGGTCGCGGTCGCCAGCGTGGCCGTCGTCGGCGTGACGGTCTGGTTGTTGCTGACTGCGACGGTTGGCGAGAAGAAGCTTAGGTTGAGGCTGAAGCCCGGCCCCGGCACGCGGCCCGGCGTGACCGTCTCGTTGAGGACCGGGATGAAGCGGGTCGTCGTCAGCGTGGCGGTGGTCGGTGTCACCACCTGGTTGGCGGTGGCCGTCACCGTGGGGGCGAAGGTGGCCGTCACCAGGGTCGCGGTAGTCGGTACCAGCGTCAGCCCCGCACCGGCGGTGACGGTGGGTGCGAAGGTGGCGAGGGTCAGGCTCGCCGTCGTGGGGGTGACGAGCTGGTGGTTGGACGCCGTGACCACCGGCGCGAAGGTCGAGAGCACCAGGGCGGTCGGGCTGGCGGCGTTGATGCGGAGTCCGATGACCGGCGCGAACTTGGTCGTAACCAGGGCGGCGGTGGTCGGGGTGACGCTCTGGTGGTTGGTCGCCGTGACAGTGGGCGCCAGAGGCGACAGGACCAACGCTGTGGGCGCGGCGGCGTTGATACGTAGATTCGCCTGCGGAGCGAACCTGGTCGCCACCAGGGCCGTTGTGGTGGGCGTTACCAGTTGGTGGTTGCTGGCGGTGACGGTGCCGGCGAAGGTGGCCAGGACCAGCGCGGTGGTGGTCGGAGTGACGGTGATGCCAGCCGAGGCCACCGCCAGCTCCAGCGCGAAGCCGGTGCCGGTATGGGAGCCGGCCACCACGTCGACAACCAGATCCTCGCCGGCCTTGTACTCGGTGATGAGGAACGTGTTCGGGGTGAGGTAGGTCGTTTCCTGGATGCTGGTGAAGCCGGACCCCACCGACGGGTCGGTGTTGCCGGTGTGGATGCTACCCACCGTCATGTTGTTGGTCGGATCGGCGAAGGCGGCCAGCGTCGTGATCGACGGGTTGCTGGTGGCCGACCACGAACCCTGCACCAGTTGCACGATGCCGCCGAGGCCGTTGCTGGTGGCCGAGGCATTCGACCCCGAGACTTCGATGGCGTGGACGGTGCAGCCGGTCTGGTTGTCAGCGCCGAAGCCCACCGTCACCGCGCCCGCGCTGGCGCCGGTCCCGGTCCAGGCGTAATACAGCGACAGCCGCCGGGTCGCGTCGGTGGCGTGCTGCGCGGTGGTGTGCAGGCTCCAGGTCAGGCTGTTGCCGGTGACGCTGGCGGGCGCGATGGCGTTGGAGCCGTCGCTGTTGTAGATGAACAGCAGGGCCAGCCGGTTGGCGGTCCAGGTGATGGAGCCGGTGGCGTAGGAGGCGACGTTGCTGGTACTGGCGAAGTTCCCGGCGCCCAGTTTCTCGGTGAGGGCGATGGCCATTAGATCGGGGCGGGGTAGGTCGGGTTGGGTGCCGCGAAGTCGATGCCGTTGTAGAACTGCCCGGTCCCGTTGGCCGCGTCGTCCTTCATGGTCTGGTCCACCGTGTCGACCTGCGCCGGCCCAGCGTTGGCGATGACCGCCGCCTTGAGGGTGGCGTCCATGGTGCCGATGGTGACGGTGCTCTGGGCGTTGGGGGTGGCCCGTTCCTCGGCCGTCCCGACGTGGTCGCCGGTCGGCGTGAAGGCGGTGGTGCCGTTCTGGTTGCGGAACACGTTGGACGCGAACGGGAAGTGGACGCTGTTGGCGAAGGTCGCGTAGTTGGGGTCGTCCTCCCACACCCGGCTGGTGGTGGTGTTGGTGCCCTTCTGATACCAGTTCTGCAAGATGTTGATGGAGCGCGGGTTGCCGTGCCCGACCTGGCTGCCCCAGTTGTAGATGACGTTGTTGTAGAACTCCACCAGGCTGGCCCGCTCGGCTTTCACGTTCCGCTCGAAGTTGTGCAGGATGACGTTGCGGTAGAAGGTGATGCGGTCGCCGTGCTCGGTGGCCTCGTTGGCCTCGTTGTTGGCCGGGACGCTGATGTTGTTGCCCAGCCCCTTGGGGTTGTCCGGCTTGTTGGACTGCCGCAGGCCCGCCCCGATGATGCAGTGCTGGACCGTGACGTAGGTAACGTGGTTCAGCAGGGCGATGCACATATCCAGCGACCACAGCAGCGAGCAGTGGTCGAGCACGAAGCCCGACATCACGCCGCCCGAGCCGGGGTTGATGGTCATGGAGTCCTGGTCGTTCGGCCCGCCGTGCTGGTCGCCGCAGCGGAGCCGCATGTTGGTGATGATGACGTTGTCGCACTTGAACTGAACGTCATACGTCCGCAGGCTGCCGCCGTAGTTGGAGCCGTCGATGGTCAGGTCGCCAGCGTCCACGTTGAACGAATCGGAGGCGGCGTTGAAGTTGATGCCACCGATGGGCCGCACGATGCGCGGGCCAGTCGTACCGCCCACCGCGTCGGCGAACTCGGCCCAGGTGGTGGGCTGCAGGATGGTGCCGCCCGTGCCGCCAGTGACAGGAGTGGGGCGGTTGCCGGCCCAGCCCACGATGCTGAAGTCGCCCGGCCCCGGTGCCACGCCAGCGGTGGTGAACGTCCAGCTGTACGGCACGGCCAGCGCGGTGCCGGCGGTGTTGGTGATGGCGGTGGATAGGGTGATGGTGTACTCGGTGCCATCGGCCAGATCGGCGTCGGGGTTCAGCGTGGCTACCTTGGTAGGCGCGTCGTAACTGACCACGCACGCCACCGACGGGCTGATGGTCATGGTCGCGCCGGTGATGGTGGCGGGGTCCATGTCCATGTCGAAGGTGGCCTTGGCATTGACGGTCACCACCTTGCCCGTGCTGCCGGGGATGGGCGTGGCCGCGATGACCTGCGGCGGGGTGGGCGGCGGGGGTGGTTCCTCGGGGATGATGACCGCCACCGGCGCTTCCTGCACGACCGAGGTCTTGGTGGCGAGGGTCAGCCCGTTGGCCCGGATTGACACCGTGACGGTGCCGAGCTCGCGGGCCAGCAGGTTCTTGGAACCGGCGCCCTGCACCGGGTAGCTGACCGTGCCCGAAGGCCAGGCCACCACCAGGCGCCGAACGGCTGTCCCGGTCCAGGCAATGAGCAGGCCGGTTCCCAGTTCGACCGGGGTTTCGACCTGGAGCGTCGGCGTGGTCTTGGGCCGCGCCATCAGGCGAGAGTGAAAACGCCGCTCGCGTGAATGGCGACCGTGAGCGTGTTGCCGGTCGTCGCCGTCACGTCAGCGGGTGTCGAGTCCAGCAGGCAATAGCACAGCACGTCGCCGCTCACTTCGTAGATGACAGCGAAGCGGGCCACGATGCTGCCGCCCGAGGCGGTCCACACCGGGTCAGTGGCGATGTCCACCGTGATGGTGGTGGTACCCGCGAAGGTGATGTCTACGGCGATGCCGCCAGTGGTGTAGCCGTTCGCGTTGGCGTGCTCGTTGGTGACGCCGGCATAGGTGGTTGACGTGGCACTGATGTTGGACGTGCTGAGGAACAGCGCCATCTTGTAGGAGTCGGCGTCGAGGAACTGCCCATTGAGCAGCTTCTGACGGACGCCGTTCGGGAAGGACCATGCGCCGGCGGCCATCGGTTACTCCTTGCCCTTGAGGGCTGCGTTGGACAGGGCCTTGCGCTCGGGTTCGGCCTTGGCCTTGGGTTCCGCCTTGGCCTTCTCGGCGGGCGCCGGGCGCTTGAGCGTGATGGGGCCGAAGAACTGCGGCCACTTCTTGGCAGCGGGGTCGTTGGCGGCGAATAGGTCACCCTTGCGGGCTTCCACAATCTGGCCGTCGCACTCGCCGCTGAAGTTCTCCAGGGCTTGGATGATGTTGGGGTCGGCCATCGGGTGACTCCTATGAGGAAAGGGCGGCGGCGAGGGAACCGCCGCCGCCCCCTGGGGAAACTACAGGATCGCGGCCTGTCGGCCACCGTCCGGGTTGATGACGCGGGCGGTGTTGCGCCAGAAGGCCATGACGCCGCGCTGCCCAGTCGGGAAGCCGGTCGTGGCGTCGAACATGTTGGGGATGACTTCGACCGACATGCCCAGCCGGTCGACGACCAGGTACGACTCGGGGTTCAGCAGCACGCCGAAGGTCGAGTCGGCGACGGTCGTGGTGAACGTCATCGACGGGCACTCGTAGACGGGGTAGCCGAGCAGCCGGAGGCCGGTGTTGCCACCGGGGTTGAGCTGCGGCGTCCCGACTGACGGGTAGTTAGTGCCGTTGAACAGCTGGCCTCCAACCGTCTCAAGGCCCTGGATGTACTGGATCGCGGCCCGCGACAGCAGCCACACCGCGTTGAAGCGGTGACGGATCGGCAGCGCGTTGGCGACGTTGCGGATGTCCTGGATGACGAGCACGACCGTGGTGGCCGTGTCGACGCGGGTGAACACGTCCTTGAGGCCGGTCCCCTGCGGGAACACCGTCGCACCCGTGCCGAGCGTGAACTGGTTCTCCTCGTAGGTGTCCTTGGCCTCGGCGAACAGGCGGGACAGTTCCGAACCGAGGTCGGCCCGGTCCTGCATGATCTCGTAGGAGACGGTGGCGAAGCCCTGCGCGCGCTTCACGATCAGCTCCGGCTGGGCGAGCGTCGGCGCGCCCTCGGTGGTGGCCGCCGCTTCCAGCGCGTAGGCCACCGTCACCGCCGTGGACGTGACGCCACGCCAGGTATCGGTACCGGTGATCGTCTCGACGCGGGCCGCACCAGCGCGGTACGGGTTGATCGAAGTCCACGCGCCGATGTTGATGAAAGTCGGGTCGAACGCGAACGGCACGGCGAAGCCGCCGGTCGCATCCACGCCCACCGCCATGGCGGCGCGCTCAAGGGCCAGGTCTTCCTCGGCCGTCAGGTTGCGGCCGCGGACGTACTGGCTGAAGGCCCGCTTGTAGAGCGGCGAGCCGGTGGCCAGCACGCGGCTGGAGATCTCCTTGTCGTCGGAGTCGTGGGTTTCGATCAGGTCCACGATGTGGTTCTTGACCGCCGGCTTGTCGGCCACGTCCGGCAGGTGGGTGATCTCGACCGCGCGCAGCGCGTTGTCGCGCACCTTCATGCCGTACTCGTCGCGCGAGCGCGACACGCGGCGGATGGCGTCGAGGTCGTAGATGTCGGCCTCGCTGGGCCGGCTGATGACGGCCGGCGCACTGTCGACCTTGCCTTCCTTGGCGAGCGTGCCGAGGAAGTCTTGTCGCTGCTTCCAGGCTGACTGGTCGGCGCGGTGCTTGGCCAGCTCGGCCTTGTCGGCCTCGAAGTGGCCTTCGGCCTCGGGCGGCATGACACCGGGGAACTCGGTCGCCTGACGGGTCAGGCTCTCTTCGAGTTCGTTTATCCGGTTCAGCCGATCCTCCGGGTTGGTGAACTGCTTCTCTTCGGTTGCCACTGGTGTACTCCTCTGAGCGACGGGCTCGTCAACTGGCACCGCCGCTGGCGGTGGTGATTCGGGTTCCGCCCGGACGGCGGTGACTTGGGCGCCGGGATAGGCGCCGCGTTCTAGGACCGCCACGCGGCGGATGTCGATGGCCGTGCGCTCGATGACGCCCTCGGGCGTCCGACGCTCACTGACCGGCATAAAGCTCGCCGACATGCTGGTCAGCACGCCGTCACGCGCGAGTTCGTACAGCTCGTCACCGGCTGCCGTGCGGGTGACCTTGAAGGCCATCAGGTGGCCGGCGTCGGTGACTTCGGAACTGATGCCACGGCCGACCAGCTTGCCGTCATGCTCGCTGGACTCCAGCTTGACCTGCGACGGGTCCAAGCCATCGGTGGCCCCGCGCAGGATTGACTCGCGGTAGGGTCGGCCGAGCACCCCGTGCGCGTCCCGGTCGGCCACTTCCTGCACCGCCCCGAAGGGGATGACCAGGCCTTCGATGATGCGGTCATCATCGCTGCCTTCGGTTGCGGCCCGAACGTGCAGCTCGGCCATGAAGTCGCGTCGCAGAAGTGGGTTGCTCATCGGGCTGGTTCCTCCACGGGAATGGGTGACTTGCCATTGGTTGGTGCCGGGTTGGGGATGGCTGGCTCGGTGCCGGGTTCTTGGAGCTGGACGGACAGCTGGCCGGTGTGCTTGAGCAGGGACAGGTCTTCGGCCTCGACCGCCTTGACCACGGAATCCGGCTCGAAGCCGCCGTCGATCAGCTGGCGGATGGTGCTGCCCTTGATCTGCTCGATCTCGGCCGCGTCCTTGCGGTCCTCACGCAGGAAGGGCACGTCGCGCGGGTCGTACCACAGCCGCGAACCGGCCGGGGCTGGGATGAGGGTCTGCATGGCGCCCGCGAAGTTGGCCCAGTACGGGTGCAGGAAGCCGTCAGCCACCAGCCGCCGCGCGGCGGCGAAGTTGCCGGCGTTGAGGCTGGCACCCTGGAGTCCTTCGGACAGGCCGACGATGGCGGGATGGATGCGGGCGGCGGCGGCAATGCGCGTTTCACCGGCGCCCTGCACCAGCTTGAAGTCCAGCTCGCGCATATCTTTGCCGATGACTTCGGCCGTGTCACCGGCCACCAAGTACAGGGTGCGGTAGGCGTTGGCCGCGCCGGTGTGGCCTTCTTCGATCATCTTCCACCACTCGTCGAAGTTGGCCTTGGACGGCGACGCGCCGCCACGGGTCACGACCAGGTTGGGGGTGGCGCCGTTCTCGAAGAACTTCAGTTTGTGGCTGTTGGCCGCCTGGTCGCCCATCAACTCGCGCACGATGGGCGTGACCCAACTCATGCCGCGATAGTGGGCCAGCGGGTCGGGGATGGGCTTGAAGTGTGCGAACTCGCCGCGCTGGTAGAGGCGCGGTGGCTTGCCGGACCGCTTGCCGCCGGGGTAGAACACGATGCCCAGCACGTCGGCGTCGGGGTCGTCGGCGTCCATGTCGGGGTCGTCGAAGCTGCCCAGCAGGATCTCGACCCAATCGGGCTGGAGGCGGCGCAGCCAGCCGCGCTGCTGGACGACGTAGAAGTTGCCGGCCAGGTCGGCATCCACCAGCGCCCGGTTCAGCAGGTCGCTCGGCGCCGCGTTGGGCCATGGCTCCTCGAACGGGCGCAGCGCGCTGGTGCCGAACAGGTCGTCAGGCCGGCCGTTCCGCATACGCTGGAACTGGAAGCGGCCCTGCGCGAAGAACAGCATCCGGGCCTGGATGCAGGCGAACACGACGCCGTTGGACTTGTACGCCTGCTGCACGTAGCCGACAAAGTTGTGTTCGATGGCCTCCGTCTTCTCGCCGGGCAGGGTGGTGTTCAGGCCCAGCGGGTAGGAGTGGCCGTTGAAGTTGAACGAGTTGCCGGACAGCGCGAGGTCGTACCACGCCCGTGCCCTGAGCTGCTGCTTCTTGGCCTTCTTCATGCCCATGCGGCGAAGTGCTCTCCTTGGGCTTCGGTGCGGATGGCGCGGTCAACGGCCAGCGCGAGCGCGATGCAGGCGTCAATCCGACCGCGGGACTTGGACTTCTGAAGGGTGAAGCCGCGCTCGTTGAAGCGCGGCACGGCATTGAGCACGTGGGTGCGGAGGGTGTCGTCGCCGTCGTGGCGCAGCTCGCCCTGCTTGATGAGTCGCAACAGGTCGCCGCAGGCGGGTGTCATACGCTCCACGCTCTGCGGCACTTCTTCCAGGAGCAGCCCCTCGTCAGACAGCATCTTGGCCGGCACGTCGAAGAAGCGCGGGTCATAGCTGATGGCCTGCACGTCGTAGGCGCGGTCCAGTTCGCGCAGGTGCTCCATGACATCGGTCACGTCGACCGACTCGGAGGTGGGAATCCAGACGCGGCTGGTGGCCCGTAGCAAGCCGGCCTCGTCCTTCTGCACCATGACCACGGCGGTCGAGTCGCGCTTGAGGCCCACGTCCACGCCGATCCACGTCGGCGCGCCGGCTACGAAGTCATACGGCTCCTGCAGCGCGTCCCACAGCACCCGCCCGTTGGGGCCGAGCCACGAATCCACGCCGTCATACCACTGGCCGAGGCGGAAGATCCGGAAGTGGCCTTCGGGCGTGATGCCGATGTCGGTGGCCAGCGCCGACTCGCGCAGGAAGCCGGCTGCGATGGCAGGGTTGGCCATGCGCCAGGTGGCCGGGTCGTTGATGTCGGCGTCCTCGGCCACCGTCCACTCGCGGTACACCAAGCCGGGTAGCACGTTGCCTTCCTTGACGGCGGCGCGGAGGTGAAACAGCGCGTTCTCGCGGTCCAGGCCGGGCGTGCCGACCGCCATCACCAGCGACCGCTCGCGCTTGCCGCCGGCCAGTCGCAGCGAGTCCCACGATTCCATGGGCTGGAAGCCGATCTCATCGAACAGGGAGAAGGAAGGGTCCAGCCCTTGGAGGCCGTCGGGGTCGTTGGAGATGGGGAACAACTCGCCGCCGTTGAACGGAGTCACCACTCGCGGGGTGGCGATGCCGGTGTAGATCAGCGACCGGGACAGCAGCTCCGGTTCCTTCTTGATGATGGCCACCGCCACGCCGTAGCAGGAGCGGATAGCCTGCCCCACCGTGGTCGCCACGATGGGCACCTGCGGTGCGCCGGTTTCGTCGTCGTCGAACAGCGCCCAAGTGGCGAGCGCCCCGCCGAACGTGCTCTTGCCGTTGCCGCGGGGAGTGGCCAGCACGCTCAGGTCCACGTCGTCGGCCAGGGCTTCGGTCAGGAAGTCGCGCTGGAACGGTGCCAGCTTGAGCGGTGTCCCGTGACCCTTGCCCTTGGGTGGCCGGCAATAGGTTTCGATGAAGCGGATGGCGCGCTTGGCGCGGGACTTCTCGGGCCACGACTTCCACGGTCCGGGCGATGCGTCGGCGATGCGCTTGGAGGCGTTGCCTTGTGGGTTCATTCGCAGCGCCTCGCGTTATAGGTGTGCGCGACAGAGGGGCGGGTCCCCTCTCATTCTCT